TCTTACTAATGGGAGAGATAAGATGAAAACAACAGAATTCAAATGCGATCAATGTGAAAAATATTTTCCAGAAGATCAGACAATTGCTACAGGCGGCGATGAAATCTACTGCAAAAATTGCTGGCCAGAAAAGGTAGCGGAAGCGGAAGAAGCATATGGGTCAGAGCCGAATAGCGAGTCTATTCAAACATTCAAACAACAATATATAAGGGAGAATTAAAATGAAATCATTAATTTGTGAGATAGGTGAAAAGATTTTCCTCGAAATTCCACACCAATTTCCACCCAAGTGCTTTGTGTTGTCTGAACACGAATTAGAAAAAACAATTTAATCTTATAGCTGGAGAATGGTTGGCCAAGAGCTAATACTAGTTTTATGGGCCATTAAAGTGATAGCGATACAATTGCGTAGCTCACTATCCGCCATTCATATTTAGGAGCATTATTTATGCTACATGAAATTCGCATTTTAAAACCAAATAAAGATGGAACTTTACATCAAATAAGACATATTACAAAAGAGGAAGCAACTGACCGTTATTGGAAAGGTATTAATGGAAATAAGTTATCTGAGCGTATTTGTGTGGAGTGCGGCATTCCATTTGAAGGGCCTAAGAGACAAACTATATGCACTCCTAAATGTAAAGAAGAACGTGCATTAAAACGTATGAAAAAAGAACTATTACATCGAAAAGAAAAAAGAAAACTGATCCCACGTATGGCTGAACGAGAATGTAAAAGTCAACATTGTAATGTGATATTTACACCAAAACGAAATGATAATGTATTTCATCATCCTAAATGTAGAGTTAAAAACTATGTAAGGAAATGTCGTACTTGTAAAAAAGAAATACTTACTAATAGAAATCGACTGTATTGCTATGCTCCATGTCTTCCGAAAAACAGTATACGTAAAGATAGAAAAAAACACGAATACTAAAATAGAGGAAAATTATGAGTATTCATAAATTACAGCAAGATATTCTTAGATGTAAACATATAATCAGTGAAATTAGTATTAAGCATTATTCAAATAATCAAAATACTTATAGTGAAATTGTTAACGAGATATTTCAAGAAATATTTGGAGACTATCTTAAGAATAGTGGTAAAATTAAAGGTATGCAGAATGAGTGCCCCAATAAATTAGAACCAGACAAAAATTGATATTTCCGTTACCTCCTATTGGCAATGTGGATTAAATCCAGTGAGTGTATATCCGCAACGATCAATAGGGGGTAATTTTTTAATACAAATATAGCCCTACCTCCTAAACATAAACTAGTTTCGGACAAGAAAGTTAGTGATATGTATGTATCTTGTGCCCCATTATACAGGGGGGTAGGGCTTTTAAAATAATAAAGGAGAATAGTTATGGAACCAAAAGAGGTAATGCGTAAATTCAGGGAAGGTAAACCTAAAATTAAAGAGCATGGCCAATATCAAATGTCTTTAGGTAGTCTAATAAAAGCACTACAAAAAGAACGAACTGAATTACCAATTATATTATCTTCTGTATACCAAGGATACACTGATATGTATCCGGGATTGCCGCATAGTTACTATGGATATCCTTCTGATCTAGCCTTTATACCTACTAAAACTCCGATAACTGTTAGCCAATTTCTTGCAGTATGTGAAACTGCTTTAAAAGCATCATTTATGGGACCTGATCATGCATCTGATTATTACCGGGATTATATTATGCAAGCCAATACTCCTGTTTGGATTTCAGAAATTGATAGAGCCAGTAAAACCGGAATTGTAGATGTCGTACCTACTAGTAATTATATTCGGCTAGTTACTGAAACTATTGAAGATGATGAGGAGGAGGAAGATGGCTCTGAATAAACAGAAAAAGCTACAGTACATAGAGCAAATACTAGAAGAAGTCAAGAATGGTTCTATAGATGACAAAGAAGATTCAGTTCTAATTGATGTAGCTCTAGATTTTATTAATGACCTAAAAGAAGGGAGTTCAGATGGAGGAACTTAACTCTTGTGATGACAGCAGTAAATTAACTCTCCTGCTAAATATAAAACAAGGAACACAATCAACCACATATTCAGTTTCTAACTTGCCAGATTGGTATGACATGTTAGGAATATTTGCACTTTACGGTATTGTAGCCATACTTATATTTTATATCGGCTTATGGATCGGAAGTAGATACATATAACATAAAAAGGAATAAATATGAAAAAATACCATCCGTTTTCTGAAAAGATAGTCGATATCCTTGTTCGCAAAGTTAACAATGATAATCGGCATTTTTTTCGCATTCTAACTGGATATTACTTATCTAAAGTAGCGTCCATGATGCGGTGTAACATACAAACAAATGATAGAGATGTAATTCCAGTTAATACTTATGTACTAAATTTGATGGTATCAGGAACAGGTAAGGGGCACTCTACTAATATTTTAGAACGTGAGTTTATAGCTCACTTCAAGAAAGAATTTCTAAATAATATATTTCCCAGAAAAGCTGAGGAAAATATTCAAATTCTGGCTAATGAAAGAAGCCAAGCACGTATTAACAATGGTCAAAGTATTCTGCCATTAAATGAGGAATACGAGATTCAATTTGATAAATTTCAAAGACATTTTGATCGTTTAGGAGAGTTAGCTTTTAGTTTTGACAGTGGAACTTCTCCAGCTGTTAAACAAATGCGTGAAAAATTACTATTAGCTTCTGCAGGTTCTATGAATTTAGAACTAGATGAAGTTGGATCAAATCTATCCTCTAATGTAGATGTATTAAATACATTTTTAGAACTCTACGATATAGGTTTAGTAAAACAAAAACTCATTAAAAATACGTTAGAGAACATACGATCAGAAGAATTACCAGGGAACACTCCTACTAATCTAATGATGTTTGGTACACCTACTAAATTATTAGATGGGGGAAGAATTGAAGAGGAATTCAAACAATTTCTAGAAACAGGTTATGCCCGTAGACTACTATTTGGATACACAGTAGATAGTCACCGAACTAAATATGCTTCTGCTCAAGAGCGATATCAACAGATGGTAGATACTGCTTTAGCTAGAGAAATGTGCTCAATTCAACAAGCATTTACTAATTTTGCTAAAAGACCATTTAATCCAGTATTGCAGATATCAGAAGCCAATTCTGTGTATCTAATTGAATATCAAATGAAATGTGAAGAAGCAGCTGATGATATGAAAGATCATATGAGCATTCATAAAGCTGAAATGATCCATAGATATTACAAGGCTATTAAGCTAGCCGGAGCCTATACATTTGCTGATAATTCTACTGAAATTACCCAAGATCACCTAGATTACGCAATTAGTGTAGTAGAGGACTCAGGGGAGGCATTTCACACATTAATGCGTAAACAGGGCTCCTACGAGCGTCTAGCGCATTATTTAGCCGATTGTGATAATGACGTAACTCAGCATGAGTTGATGGAAGAACTCCCATTCTACAAAGGCTCAGAGGCTCAAAGAAAGGATTTAATGACTCTAGCTACGTCTTTCGGGTATAGAAATAACATTATCATAAAAAAGAGGCTATTAGATGATATTGAGTTCTTTAATGGGGAAACACTTATGGAGACTGATTTAAATAATCTAACAGTAGCAATGAGTCAAGATATTGCATATGACTTTGCAATACCGAATATAAGACCTCCATTCGGCTTATTACATAAATTAACTACTGCAGATGGATGGCATTATACTGCCCATGCATTTGTTAATGGGCACCGTAAAGGTGAAAATGTTATTCCAGGATTTGATCTACTTATTCTGGATTGTGATGGAGATGCACCTATATCTATGGTTAAAAACTTATTAGAAGGTTACAAATTTCTGATATCTACCACTAAGAGACATACTGCAAGTATTAATCGATTTAGACTTATTCTCCCTATATCGCACAGAATTAAATTAACAACTAGTGACTATTCTCGATTTATGGAGAATGTATTTGAATGGTTACCATTTCCTGTGGATGAAGGAGCTAAAGATATTGCTAGAAAATGGGCTGGATATCCAGGGCATTATGAATATAACGATGGAGTAGTCATAGATGCGACTATGTTCATTCCAGAAACTAAACGATCTGACGAAACAAAAGCACAAATTAGTGCTGCTGGTACTGGTAATATTGAACGATGGTTTATGGCTCATACGGTTAAAGGTAACAGAGCTAACCACTTATATCGATTTGGAATGGTGTTAATAGATGCCAAATGGGTATTAGGGGATATAGTAGAAAAACTTGAAAATTTTAACAATTCCTTAGATGTACCATTGCCTGAGGATCAATTCAGGAATAGTACGATTAAATCAATCAGTAAGGAATATCAAAAACGAGGGAGGTAATATGAGAATAGGATTATCAGACAAAGATCAAACAAATATAAAAGATGCTTTTTCAATATTAGGTAATGTATGCGGAAACATATGGGATAACTTGTTTGATGATAAGTCTGAAGAAGAAATTCAAGAACTAAAAAAACAGATTTGGGATCTTGAAGAACAAGTACAAGTACTTAGTAAAGGACGTAAAAAACTGGAGAAAAATAAATGAATAATAATCATTTAGTATTAGTATCAGGTAAATCTAGTTCAGGTAAAAGTGCAAGCTTACTTGATATGAATAAGCCTGAAGGAGTTATGTATTTGAATTGCGAAAATGGTAAGAAGTTACCATTTAAAAGTAAATTCAAAGAATACACTGTTGTTGATCCTACTCAGGTGTATGAGGCTTTTGCCGAAGCAGAAAAAATGAAAGATATACACACTATCGTTATTGATAGTCTTACGTATCTAATGGATATGTACGAAAGTACCAAGGTGCTAAACTCAACAAATACGATGCAGGCATGGGGGCAATATGCACAGTATATGAAAATACTAATGTCTCAAGTAGTAGCTAAATCTACCAAGAATGTAGTATTTCTAGCTCATACTTCAGATGTTCTCAATGAAGCAGAAATGGTTAACGAAACCATGGTTAAAGTTAAAGGTTCTTTGATGAATCAAGGAATTGAGAGTTTCTTTACTTGTGTCATATCTACTAAGAAAATAACTATGGCTAAATTAGAGGATAAGATTGCTAAATCTCCATTGTTTAAAGCTACTCAAGACGATAAAGATAATGGGTTTAAATATGTATTTCAAACTCGATTAACTAAAGAAACAGTTAATGAACGAATTCGTAGCCCTATGGGAATGTGGCCTATGAATGAAACGTATATAGATAACAACTTACAAAATGTTATCAATAGACTGCATGAGTATTATAAATAAAGGAGAATTATGAGTCATCCAGGCAATGATAAAATTATAGATAATGAACGAGATAATCGATTAGAGTTATCTAAAAATATGGTATTTGCGGTAACAGAAATGGGAATTGAAATCGTACAGGAAATTGCTGCTGAGACTTTAAAAAGAAAACCAGGAATACAGGTTAAAGAATTTACAAAAGTATTAGACCAGTATCTTGAAAGACAGAGAGAGCTGGTAAACAACGCCACAGATAAATAATTGTGGTTTATTAACACTCAACTAAGAAAGGATATAACTTATGAGTGAATGGGAACTCCCTAAAAATGTAGAAACACAGTCTATTGAAAGAGTAGGCGGTGGGTTTGCATGGGAATCTGGTGTGTATGATGCTACCGTGAAAATGGTGTATCTAAATCAGTCTGCATCTGAAGCAGTAAGCTTCAATGTTATTCTGGAAAAGAATGACGGAAACTTCTCTGAGCTTAGAGAAAATTTCTGGATTAAATCAGGTAAAGCTAAGGGTAATAAGACTTATTACACGAAGGATGGTAAAGACTATCCGCTTCCTGGTTATTCAATTGCAAATTCTATGTGTGTAGCTATTACAGGTGAAAGCCTACCTAAATGCATGGAATCTGCAGAAAAGAAGCAAGTAAATGTATGGAATCCTGAATTAAAAAAGGAGGCACCTACAGAACGTCCAGTAATAATGAGCTTGGTTGGTAAACCTGTTAAAGTAGCTGTTCATCAAGTTATTGAAGACAGACAAGCTAAGAATGACAAAGGCGAATATGTACCAACTGGTGCATCTCGTACTGTAAATCAGTGTAAGTTCTTTGGTAATGCCGAAGGTAAGACTGCTGAAGAAATTACCAACAAAGAACCTGCTGCTAGATTCGATAAGTGGGCCCAGAAGAATACGGGTATAGTTATTAATAAATCTACCAATAAGAAAGGTAATAGTTCTGCCGCTGATATTATGGACAGTGCATCTGCAGATACAGGTTCATTGTTTCAAACAGACCCTCCGATTTAATGAGAGTCTGTGGGATTGACCCAGGAGCTAATGGAGCAATATGTGTGTTAGATAGCCATGATCCAGCACACGTTGCTCTGTTAGATCTAGGTAAAGTTACTCCATTTGACGCATATCAATGGCTGCATAAACAACAACCAAATAGTATATGGATAGAAGATGTCCATTCTCTATTTGGAATGTCTGCTAAATCTAATTTTGGATTTGGCAAAAATCTAGGCATTGTTACGGCTATTGCTAAAATTGCCATTAATGGACAAGCTGTTAAAACAGTTGTTCCTAAAGTATGGCAAAAATACGTGGGTATAACTGTTAGAGGTAAAGCTATTAAAAAACAAGTTGCCGAGATAGCTAACACATTATACCCCACAGCAAATCTATATGGTAAACGAGGTGGGTTATTAGATGGCAGGGCTGATGCCCTAATGATTGCCCATTATGGATTAAATCATGACTTATAACATTCAAGATACCAATAAATTAATTAATATAATAAGATCCGAAGTTAAACAAGAATATGGTCAAACAGTATTAGATGAACTAAATGATGAAGAACTTATAAATTTTGCATTAAGTTTCTTTCTTTCTAATTTAGACGAAGAAATTTTAAGATAAGGAGGAAAAATGAAAATAGAAATAGATATAGATATTGAATCTATAGTAAGAGAAGCACTTAAAAATTACCAATCAGAGGATGTAATCTCTGCTCCTATAGAAGCTACGACTAATAGTAAATCTAAATGGGAATATGGACGTAGGAATGGAAGAAGACGTACTCCAGAGGAGATGGCTTTACATGACCTAGAAAGAGAGAAAGGTCGTAGACTAACTCCTGAAGAGAAAGGTGAGGCTAAAGCATTAGTTGAAATAGATACAACTACAGAGAATCAAATTAAAGAAGCAACTATTAAGAAAGTTCGTATAGATACTCTAACTGCTGAAGGTATGGCTGCAGCTTCTAAAGAACTAGCTGAAGAACATGGTTACACTGAGGAAGAGTTACAGTCTGGAGGTTATCCAGAAGATCCTACGAAAGAAGAGGATAAAAAAGAAGCTAAAATTCCAAAAACTGACGATCTAGCT